TGTAGTGAGCGATGGCGTCCCCAGTGATCGTCGGGCGATTCATTGCCTCAGAAAGCTGATCACTTGCGTAATCGCCTCCTCTGGTTCTTACTCCTTTCAGATCTGCGATAACAGGCGGCGCGAAAACCCGGTGTCGTGACAAGAACCCAAGCTCTGTGAGCAGCTTTACGGAGGGTCCTGAGACGAGGGTTGAGAAATGGCTTCCAAGGCCGCGACCGTCGAGTCGACTTGGTGTTGCGGTGACACCGATGACTCTTGCGTTTCCGAAGTGTTGGAGAATTTTGTCCCAAGAGCCAGCGACAGCGTGATGGCACTCATCAATGATGATCAGGTCTGGCTCAATCGACACCGTGCGGAGTCGCCTTGCGAGCGTTTGCACTGAGGCAATTTGCACTGGATGCGCTGACGGCTTAAAGCCTGCAGCGATGATGCCGTGCTCAACACCGGCTTTCGTGAGCTTGTCTGAGGCTTGTTTTACGAGTTCACGGCGGTGGACAAGGATGAGAACTTTTCGCCCTTTGTCACTTGCCAGTCGGCAGATCCTTGCGAAGACAATTGTTTTTCCTGAGCCTGTTGGCATCACCAGAAGGGCTCTGAAATAGTTCTCAAGCGCCTCTCTGACTTGAGCTATAGCCAGCTCTTGGTAGGCACGCAGTGCCATAGGGGGTTGCACGGACTTCGCGCAGGCTATATTATGCGGCAGTAACGCGCAAGGTGCTTATGGGTTTTGGAGTTGAGATGAGCAACGCGGAGTATCACGGCCACAAGGCGATCTCCAAGAGCAAGCTCGACGCTGCCCGCAAGAGCGGTCGGCACTTCTATGACGTGGTGTACGGCCCCTCACGCGAGTCGACTCCTGCGTTTGATTTCGGCACGTTGTTTCACGCATCTGGCCTTCCTGGCGAGAACGTCGACGACATTGCTGTTCGCATGCCTGAGGGCATGAAGAAGACCACAAAGGAGGGCAAAGCTTTTGTTGCTGAGCACAAGGGCAAGATCATCGTCAGCCCGTCTGATGCTTATGTGCTCGATCAGATGATGCTGTCTCTTCGTGAGCATCCATTTACTGCGAGTCTCGTCAATGGCGAGCTGAAGGGCAAGTCTGAGCAAAGCTTCTTTTGCACTGATCCTGAGACCGGTCTTGAACTCAAAGCAAGGCCCGACTTCTTGATGGACGATTTGTCGCTGATTATCGATCTCAAGTCCACTGTTGATGCGTCACCGAAGGGTTTTCAATCCAGCGTTGCTCGATATCGCTACTTCGTGCAGGCGTCGCATTACCTCGACGTGATCGAGGGCACGACTGGCACGCGGCCACAGGCATTTTTGTTCGTAGCTGTTGAAAAAACTCGCCCTTTTTCGACTGCTGTGTACATGGCCGACCAGGCAATGATTGATCTTGGCAAGCAGCAAGCTCGCGAAGACCTGAACAACATCGCGCAGTGGATCGCCGACGACAAATTTCCTGGCTACTCCGAGCGGGTAGAGGAGATCTCCTTGCCCAAGTGGATGCTGCCCAAAGAAGACGGCGGTCAGCCTGAATTTGAGCCCATCACTGTTTCTTACTGATTTCTGGGCATCCACAAGGTGTAAGTCCCTGTTTTCCATCTACTTATTTGTTATGGCCCGTCAACCTGGCGCTAAGAACAAGACCCGCATCGAGCTGACTCTGTCACCTTGGTACGGCGAAAAGATCAAAGAGTTGCGTGTCGACTCTGGTTTTGAGACTGATCAAGCATTCTCTGCCTGGCTGCTCAAGAACACTGTGCAGATTCTTTCTGGTCAGCGTGAGCCCAGCAATCAAAAGCTCGGCGATTTGCGCCTGCGTATGGAACAAGCCCTCCCTGCCCCTGAGGTAATCAATGAGTGAGTCAACCGCCATAACCCAGGTTCCGCAGGTCTCTGGGTCTATTTATGTCAGCGAGGCAAGCTTTGAGTTTGCACAGCGTCAAGCCAAGATGCTGGCCGCATCCTCGTTTGTCCCACGAGAGTTCCAGGGCAATAACGGAGTTTCTAACTGCGTTGTCGCTGTTGGTGTCGCTCGCAGGATGGGCATGGACCCCACCTATGTTTGCCAGTCGATCAATGTGATCAATGGCAGGCCCAGCTGGAAGTCTGAGTTCATCAGTGGTGCCATCCAGGGCTGCGGCAGGTTTACTGACTTCGGTTATGCCGAGACAGAAGATTCCTGTCAGGTGGTTTGTAAGCGTGCCGACTCTGGAGAAGAGGTGCGTGGCGTAAAGATCACCTTGGAGATGGCAAAGGCTGAGGGTTGGACTCGCAACACCAAGTGGCGTTCAATGCCTCAACGGATGCTTCGTGCTCGTGCCGTGAGCTTTTTTGGCAGGGACTACATTCCTGACATTCTCAATGGCATGAGCAGTGTCGACGAGGCTGAAGTGATTGAGGCTGACATCAAGGTTGCACCCAGTACTGCTGAGGACAAGCTTGACAAGGTCTCGAACCTGTTGGCCCCTAAAGCTGACCCTGTGCCAGTCCCTGAACCCGAGCCTGTTTCCGATGTCATTGAACCCGACGATTTTTTTGACTGACGAGCAGCTGGCTGAACGCTGGCAATGTCATCGTCAAACGTTGATTAGGTGGCGGACAAAAGGCACTGGCCCGAAGTTCGTCAAGATCAACAACCAGATCCGCTACAAGCTCTCAGACGTGGAAGCGTTTGAAGAAGCAAACACCGTCACCCCGGAGTAATCCATGGAATTCAAGTTCAACTCCAACATCTTTAAGAACAGCCCTGAAGACCAACAGCGCTTGTATGGGGACAAGTATGACCCCAACAAGAACTATCCAGTCTTCACCGGCACTGCGAACATCCCCCGCAAAGAGCTTGCAGCTTTTGTTGAGTATTTGCACTGGGCACTCCGCACTGAGCTGAAAACTGACAGCTACCTCGAGGATGACGTAGTGCCTGTCAAGATCTCTGGCTGGCAGAAAGAATCCAAGAGCGGCAAGAAGTTTTTGAGCCTTGCGTACTCACCTGACTACAAGACGCTGATGGCTTCTCGTGAAGCTAAAGAAGCGTCTGAATTGGCAGCGTCTGCGCCAACTGCTCAAGATGCTGCAGCTAGCCTTGCAAAGACCACGGATGGCACGGTCGTGTTCCAAGCCCAGCAAGAGGACATCTTCTGATGGACATTCCGGACTCTCCGGCGCAGATGCAGCGTGAGTGGATTCGCCAAAAGCTTGACGAGCTGCCGGAGGGTTCGTCCCTCCGCATCCCCGTTGAGCTGTATCGCGACATGATCGACAAGCAACTTCTGCTAGGGGAGCTTGTCGCCCGTCAACAAAAACTATTGGAGATCTATGTCCCGGACTATTGAACAGATCGGCCTCACCATGCTCCGCTGGGGCAGCAAGCGCCCTGTTTTGCTGCAGCGCCCACCCAGCTGGACTGTGCAGTACCTGAGCCCGCTCCCTGCTGACAAGCCACCAATCAACGTGGCGCCAATCGGTCACGCTGGCATCTGGCTAATGAGGCGAGCCAACCCGCTGTCTTACGTTAACGCCAATGGAAGTGCCATCAAGGTAACTTTGCCTTAGAATCACCGCTTACAGCCGTTATCAATGGGATTACCGTTTTTCAACAGCAGTTATCTTAATCGAACAGTTTATTTGTCCGAAGTAGATGATATGCCAGGCAGAGATGTTGCCTCTCTTCGTGCAGAATTAAAAGTAGCAGTTTCTTCTATGCAGGAGAAAATGCACGAGGAGAGAGATGTCGCTGAGAGTGACTGGCTGTATGGAATCAGCTTGAAAATTAAGATCTGCGAGCAGTTCCTGGAAAGGATCGATGAGCTTGCGAGTCTTGATAGCTCAAAGCTGAACCACTATCACCTCTTGTATTTACGACAAGAGATCTCAAACGAGCTGGGTCCGCTCAAGGCTCAGCAATTATTCGACAAGTCCCGCGTTGGTGCGGTGGCTCAACTTCGCAAGGAATCTGTTTCGTGACGACCTTTCAATGGAATGACAACCATGCGCAAGCGCAGCATGGTGATGGCATCAGCCATCCCAGGAAGGGTGTCAAGACCAAGCCATTTAAGCTGCTAGTACGCAACGGGCAGGCTGCGCCAATGATCTGGCGCACCTCTGCTGAAAACAAGACTGCTGCCATCAAGTACGGCAAGGCTCGGTGGCCTGAAGCGGCCATTGAAGTGATCAAGTGATTACTTCTTGCCGCCTTTCTTGCTGCCGCCTTTTTTGGTGCCTTTCTTTTTGTCGTCGTAGTGATAGGGCATGACCAAAGGTGTGTCTCGCATTGACCTTAGCGCTGGTGTAGCGCTGGAGGATGCCCTCGATCTCTTGTATCGAGGAAAGGCAAACGCAGCGAAACTGGCTGCTGCTGCAGGTGTGTCTAAAACCGAGCTGCAGCGGGTCTTCGCCGACTACGTTTCGTCACGAGGCTTCGAGCCTGACGCTTGGCAAAAAGATGATGAGATTTCCTGGCCCTACATCACCTAGGCCACACAATTGGTTGCGGACTAAGGCCGACTCACGCATCCGCACCCCTCACACCTGATCCGCTGCAGGTGACTTGTCCTTCGCCCCTTTCAGGGTGAAGAGCCCGAATCATAGCCATGCGACAACCAAATTCTGTTGGAGTTCACCTTGTGACACTTGGAATCATGCCTCTGTTCAAGCCCTGGTTTTTTGATGGATCAGTTGTGTATTGGGGTGAACCGTGCCACACCCATAGCGCAGCACTTGAAGCGGCTGAGATACTGAGATCGACTTATCGGTAATTTATGGCCTCTTTGCGTTATCACGCTGGGCGGATGGTCCTTAGCGAGGATGGCGATGGATGGCGCGTCAAGATAAAAACCAAGACCGGAAAAGTCTCCTACAGCCTGTCAGCTACTGAGCTTGAGCAAGCAGTACTTGAAGCAGAGCAGCTGTATGCAGATGCACGTTGTATGAACAGCGCTCAGCCGCGTTGCATGAACTGCATACACTGGGAAATAGTTAAAGCCAACTGCAATGTTGGCTGCCCTGAAGGGAGGATGACTGGTGGAACCTTCGCCAAAGACTGCGCCTATTTCTGGCAACATCCCGACTGATGCAATGGACTATGGCGATGGCTTTTACATCACACAAGGTGTAGAACCGATTGGTGAGCCTCGCTATTGCAGCTGCGGCCCTGATGGTCAAAAGCAGTTTTCAAATGATCTTTGGCAGGCTGACATTTACATCCAGCACATGAAACATGCCAAAGCCAACTATTGAGCCTGTGGTTAAGGATGGTTGCCCTGTCTGGTTGGTTCAATATGGCGGCATGGCACGCTACTTTCCAGAGTCAAAAGACTGGGCGGCTAAGCAGTTTTTTGAGCTTGTAAGCGTTGCTTACAGCTCCATGGCTGCCTCGCAAGCATCAAGTTCTGCGATGTGACCAACGGCCTGCTGCAGCAGCTTGGCTTGGTGCCAGTTGGTTTTTACCAAAGAGATACATAAAGTCCGCAACGCATCGCCGTCATCACAGCTTTGAACGTCGCGGACACTCTTCTCAAGTTCAAGTTCCTCCTCAAGGCTTTGGTTGATGACCATCCAGTCAGCCCAGCCCATAGCCTTGAAGATTCTTCTCAATTCATGCCACAGAGGGCATGACTGTCAAGTGGTTGTTGTAATGGCCTGTCTCTGCGTACGAGTGCATGGGAGTGTTTGACATGGCGTGAAACACCATCTGACCGATCTTCATGCCTGGGTAGAAAGGCAATGCATGATGCAGTCGCTCGTTCTTCAATTCGAGCGTGAGCTTGCTTCCGTGCCAGCCTGGATCGCACCAGCCAGCGAGAAGGTGATTAACGCCATCTCTTGCACGGCTTGACTTGAGTACAAATTGGCAGCTGATGTCGTCGGGCAGGTTAAACAGCTCAAGTGTCTCAGCCAAGCAAAACTCGCCGGGCTGAAGCATGAACGGCTCATCTTCTGTCCTGTCTGAGATGTCGATGCGAATCAGCTCAGGGCTATAGATGCTTTCGATCATCAAGTGATCGCCCAAGCGCAAGTCCAAACTGGCTGGATTCAGCAGTTCTGGATCAAATGGGACGACCATGTTGCCTTTCCTGCAACGAGCTTGGATCTCCCAGTCACACAGAACCGCCATACGAGCAACGCAAAAACCAATGGTACTTAGATCTCAGTCGCTGACCAAGATCACCCAGCCGGTTTTTGGCCCTTCAGCTTGCCAGCGTTGATAGAACGCCGCTTGTCTTACACGGACATTGCGTCCGAGGTGCGGGTTTGAGTGGCCACCCTTCTCCATTTCGGGGTAACCACGAGGGTCTTGCATGATCCACTCAGGATCGCTGCTGTTTTTGCCGGCATAGCCGCTGATAACGCTCCAGTGCCCGCAACCCAATGCATTGCACATAGGGGGTTCTCCTAAGAGCATGTTGCCTGCATGAAGCCAGCCGACCATGACTGGCCTGCCTGCTTCAAGCTCACGCTCTACTAAGTCAGCGTCACCGTCTTTGCGGAACTCAGCTCTCAAGCCGAGACTGCGCAATGCTGCCAACTGAGCGTCTACCGACGTGCTGTCGCCGTACTTGGCGCGGATGTCGTTGTACTCATCATCCGTCTTAACGCGCCGATAAAACGCTGCCACCATTGCTGACGCCGACGAGAAGCACTCCCTATAACCCGTGCCAGTCTTGTTGTCCCACTGCCTGAAGTAGGGCATATAGATCTGCTGGTCATATCCACTTTCCTTCCACGCTTGAAACCAATCAGCCTCGTTTTCCTCCAGTAATCGCGCTGGCAGCGACTCTTCAAGCTGTTTAATTGCAGCCAACTGGTGGGGCGTACCACGGAAAAACTGGAAAAACGGCAGCAGACTCAACACACCAGTTACAGCTAAAGCTGGTCTGATGTTGCTTGGTCGCAACTGTTTACGCCAGTGCTGTATCCGGCGATGAAAACCAGCATTGAACTGCAAAGCAAAAACGTGACCGCGCTGCCTGCAAGAAACCAGCCAGTCGCCGAAAACGCGGATAGCTTCACTTCTCCACACGAGTGTCAGGCAGAAGCAGCTCCTTCAAATGCTTTACAGCAAGATCATCCAGATCGTTGTCAGTACGAGTCACGATCTTTTCAAGCATCGCGACAATCAAGTCTTTGAATGCCCTTGAGCGCCACATGGTCATCACCAAGGGCTTGAGTACTAAAAGCATGAGACTGTTTTGAACAGCACTAATACCTTAGTTCCTATTGCTATGTCCTTCCAGTCGCGCTACTGACTGCTCCAGATTTGCCAGTCGCGCAAAGATTTCTTGATCGCGAGTTCTGATGTCTGCGTGGAGCACATCAAGACGGCTGGCTAGGTTGTCTACAGCGGTTGTAAGGCGAATCAGGGAGTCACGGCCCTGCTGGCTTTGACGGCTCATTCCCGTCAGCCCAGCTGAGGCAACGCCAACAGACGCTCCAGCTACTGCAGCCCAGACTTCAACCACCATTCGACCTCTAGCGTCAAACCATCATGGCAGAAAGCAAGGAAGCGCAAGACCAGGAACAGGAAGACCACAGCAATGGCTGGTTGGGCGACTTTGTCCGCATCACAATCATGTTGTGGGCGATGGCGATTATCACGGCTAATTACGTCGGTTATTTCAAGGGTCAAATCGACGTGACTTTCAGCGCATCACTGTTGAGTTCAACTGCAGCCAGCTATGGATTGACCATGAACAGAACAGGCAAGAAGAAAAAAGATGAAAGCGTTAACCTTGAAAGTAAAAGCACCACTTCCACCACCAAATGAAGCACACACTTTTGGTATTGGGGATTACTTTGCTCGCTGCCCCTGCCCATGCTGACTTGACTCATCGGCTGAGCAGCAGTGTTCAGCTCGATGTGGGCGCTGCTTCAAGCCGTGCAATTCGCGTGGGTAACAGCTACAGCATCAGCGGCAGCGGTGTTGACACCAGCGTCACTGCAGGCGGCAATACCACCGCTGATGCCATCGGTGGTCTTGGATCAGCCACTAACGGCGTCAATGCCATCACGATTCCAGATGCAACACAGGCGACTGGTGGGAATGCTTTCAGTTTTGCCAACAGCTACACCCAAGGTGACACCGTGCCTACCTCAGCTCCAACGGTTGGCGAGGTTCCAGCTTTCGGCGATGTGACTAGCACCGCAGCAGGCACCAATACTGGCTTGGCAGGCACAATCACCACGAACGGGGCAATAACGATTTCTCCAGGCGCAGGAAACACCAGCGCGATCGGGCAGGTGATCAGTGAACTGCAGAGCCGCTAGTGCGCTATTGCTACTTTTGGCATCACCAGCGGCAGCTGTACCTGTAGTGCCTAACTTCAGCCAAGGTGTCGTCTCGACTCACACAGAGACCAAAACGATTGTCAAAGAGTCGATTGTCTCAGAGTCGCACCGCACTGGCTGGGAATACACGGTCAGCGGCACTGGAGTAGAACCCACTGATGGGGTTGTGAGCCCAGCCGTAAGCGGCACGGGCTTAGATCTTTCCAGCAAAAGCACTTGGGTGCAATCAACCCCAGGCGCTGCCTTTCAGTTTGCGGAGACCTACCAAGGCCCTGGGCTCATTGAAAAAGTGATCATTGACAGAGAGACCATTATTGAAAGCGTGACCGACTCCACCAGCACATTCAGCCAATGAGAGCGACAGCAACTGCGCTGCTACTCGGCTTGATTTACACGGCACCTGCTGCTGCACAAGTCAGTGCAACTGCATCTCCGGTGAGCAATAGCAGTGGCTCAGTGGTTAACCAGGCCGTGCAGGTGACGCCGGGTCAATATCAAAAATTCAGCTTTGGGTCTGGAATTCAGTGTGACGGAGCCACGTTGAATATTTCCCCGTTTGTGTCTGGTGTTCACTCTTGGGGTAGGCCCAACAATGAATACTATGAAGAGCCGGTTTACGACAACAGCGACAATTACGGCTTAATTGACCCAGAAACAGGCTTGGACGGGCCGGATGGAATCCCCGATTCTCCAGGCCGAGTCCTGTTCATGAAGCCAATGAGGACGGGCTATCGCAGCAATTACAGCAACAACTTTGGCATCACTGCCACTATTTCAGTGCCACTAGATCGTCGGGCCATAAACATGTGCCTGAAAGCAGCAGAGAAACAGGTCGCGCTTTACGAACAGAGCCTTGCTGACAAGCGGTTGAACTACGAAATGGGGCGCCTCAAGGCATGTGCTCAGGCAATTCGTGAGGGTTATGGTTTTTCCAGCAACAGCCCGTTCAAGGCCATTTGTGCAGACGTAGTGCTGAAGCCGATCCCTTTCAAGGATCACACTCACGAAATTATTTACCCACAGCCCGACGTAAAGCCATTAGTGCGCGATTCCGATCTCGTTGCGCCAGGATCCGTTCCCGTAAAGATACCGGTTTCTCCTTTTTCAAAAGGAGCTTCTTGACGACCTTCTTCGTGATCGGCTTGACCAGCTTCTGCAGCACTGATGCAATTGGCTTGCTCAAGATGGCAGCAGTAGTGGCAAACGCTGCGGTCACTGCAACTGAAACAGTCGGGCCGACATCAGGCACATAATTGTTGACGACCTGTGCGACAGGCACAGGATCCCAAAGCGCTATGCACTTGCCATCTCTCAGCTCATAACCAGCAAGAACCTCTGTCCCTAATTTGTTAAACGATCCGATTTCTTTCGCGCCGAAAGCTGGGCACGGTGGATCTGGTGGCAACCTTGAATTGTCGGGGTCGGCTCCCGGCACAATTGGGGAAGGGATCGCTGCCGGAGCTTTTGTCTCCGGCTTTTTCATGGGGGCTGTTGGAGGCTCTACCCATGTGAAATCATGAGGCCTGTAGTCAGGGGCTTCGTATACAGGTACTCCTCCATCGCACAAAGTGACTGTGCCTCTTGGGTCGTCCTCAAACGTCTCAACACCACTGCCCTTGCTGACACGAGCACGCACGCAGCCAGGCATTTCAATAACTGGAAACGCTGCTGAGGTAACTGGTGCTGCTGCTGGTAAAACAGGGGGCGGGATTGGCTTACCTACTGAGATATCAGGCACCGCAATCCTTTGCACACCTATTTCACGGATTTGAGGCATGAAGTCAGAGCGGTTTACAGCAGGTCAACTTTGGATTGAACGTAACCGCAGACGCGAGGGACCGCCTGTTGTTTACACCGTATTGTGCGGCAACTCAGCCAGGCCATTTACAGATCCAAAAGCCATCCTCAAATGGGTGAAGTGGCCCAAAGGTACGCCTACAGGTGACGCGCTACGGGAATGGCTAGCGTCGTTTGACAAGAAACCTGAGGCACCCGCGCCAGAACTGGATATGGCAAAAATCAAGTCCGAAGGCTTCGGGCCTGAAGCTCATGACGATGATCCAACCGCCAACACCAAGATGATTACCTAAGCGTTGAACCTGTCGATAGCGCGGTTTAAATACCAAGCGGCCTTCTGCAGGTCTTGCACGGTGTTGCCCTTGTGCCATGCCCGCAGTAAGTACTTCATGGTCTGCCCCACCAGATAGCCAGTTACAGCGTCAGGCGCACCAGCGACTACATCTTCGATCACCTCAATCGCTTCGACGCGACCCTTGGTGTAGTGCGCTGGTGAATTGACCTGATCGCTCATGGAAGCTTGAACGGCACAGCCGGTCCGGTGCTGGTCGGCAACTCTGGCATGGCTTGGTCAATTTGACCTGGGACCATCTCAGTAATCGTTTCCATCAACTCAAGCTTCAAGTCGCTGACGTAGCTTTTGACCATTGATGGGACGCGGGCGTAAGCCACCACTCCCATGACAGCCATTGTTCCACTCATCACGAAGCCGAGTACCCCCAGCAGGTTGTAAATACGTTGCATGAGTCTTAAACGCACTCATCCATGCTACGGCGCTCGTAATAACGCTTCAGCTTTTCACACTCTCTGGCTTTGCTGTGTTGTCCAAATTGATCAAACAGCACGGCTCGTGCATGTTCATAACGGATAGCGGTTGGCAAAAGCTCTGTTGGAACGCGGCTACCCATTGGGGAGAACCTGTTGCCGTTGAGTTTGGTGCTCATAATCGCATTGATAAAAAACCCCCCTCCTGCTGTGTGAGAACCAGGAGAGGGGGCAGATCTGCGATTAAAAAGTAGCTCAGAAGCTGTACTTCATGCCAACTTTGGTTCCAACAGAAAACTCATCGCCAGTGATGCCGCTGAGTTCGCCATACACAGAGGCTTTCTCGCTTACGGCGACAGAGCCACCAAATTTGCCAGCGAGTTCCAGCTCTTGGTCAAGGCCGTCAGGCATGACAACTGCAGGACCGCCTTGGATGTAAAAGGAATACACGCCATCAGAGGTTTCGTAACCCACATCAAGGTTGAGGGTTCCACCCAGCCAATCGTTGCCGTAGGAACCACCGTTGAATTCAGGGTTCACATACACGTCGGCGAGCGCAGGAGATGCCAGCGCAGCTGCTGAAACGGCGACACCACTCGCAATGAGAAGTTTGAACATTGGAAAGAGAACTAACGTTTTCCTTGGCCACGATACTTCTTCCGTCCATGGGACGGTTTTGAATGTGATCCATCCCCTTGACGAGTCTTTTTTGGTTTGCTAGGGACAAAATTTTGCCCGCTGATTGATTTAGCCATTAGATGCCGTCAGTTGACTCCAGCAGCGCATATTTGTTGGTTAGGCCGGTGTACAAACCATGCTGCGGATGGCTGATCTGATCGCGACCATCAAGGAAATACAACTCGTTGATCCACAGCACTCTTGAGGCCATGGCCTGTATGTCCTCCGCTCCAGGCTTAGCGGCGATCATTGGGTCAGGGCGTTGCATCAAATGATTGTGTAGGTACTTCCAGAGGGTACTGTGACTGTCACGCTTGCGTTGACAGTAATCGGCCCTGCGCTCATAGCGTTCTTGTTAGTGCTGATTGTGTAGTTGTTAGAAATTGTCTGCGAGTTCTCGTAGATGCAATCATCAGCAACAGTGGCGCCGCCTGCGCCAACCTCAACAACCGATCCACCATCAGTCTTGGTAAAAACACCGCCATCAGTGGTGTTAATAGCAAGTTCGCCTACAACAAGATCTGAGGCACCTGGATCAGAGGTGCCCCGTTTTTGCTTGATGGTATTAGCCATTGCTTAGACCTCAAAAGGTGCCGCCATCAAGCTCAAAGCTACTGGCGGTTCCGTTCTCGAGGAAAGTAACGAGGTCACTCAATGCGACCTGAACCATCGTTCCAGCATCGTTGATCACCATGCGGTCTGCTGCTGCAAGCGTGGTTGAAGTTGCGGAGGTGCTGCCATCAACGATGTTTAGCTCTGTGGTGCTGGCATTGAGGCCATCGAGCTTGTTGATCTCAGCGGTGGTTGCCGTGACACCGTCAAGGATGTTCAGCTCTGAAGCCGTAGAAGTGACACCATCAAGGATGTTCAGCTCAGCAGTTGTAACTGTGGCTCCATCCAGGATTGCAACTTCAGTAGAAGTCAGTGCGACCAGAGCAGTTGCTGTTGCAGAAGCAGCCCCGGCAAAGGTGTCGAGCTGAGCATCGTATGCCTGAACGTTTGTGCCGATGGTGAGGCCTAAAGAGGCTCTGGCGGTTGCACCACCTTCAGAAACAAATGTGCTGCCGTTGCCGACAATGATGTTGCCGTCAGTAACAGCAAGGCCAGCAACAGCAGCCAACTTCGCGTTATAGGCCTGGACATCGCTGCCGATTGCAAGGCCTAGGGCCGTCCTGGCACCAGAAGCAGAAGTTGCACCTGTGCCACCATCTCCAACTGCAAGCGTTCCAGTAATGCTGGATGCACCTAAATCAACAGCTAATTCACTGCTCTCAATAACAAGCCCACCATTCGATTTGGCGTCGATGCTGACGGTGCTGCCGCTTACGTCGATGCCATCACCAGCAGTAGGAGCACCTGATGCTGCAATGGTGATACCACCCGCAGAGTTGGTGATTGTGATGTTGTCGCCAGCAGTCAGAGTCGCCTTGCTAAGCGTGTTGCCAGTTGAGTTACCAATTAGCAGCTGACCGTTGGTATAGCTGGTTTGGCCGGTGCCGCCTTTATTGACAGCAATGGTGCTTGCAGACCACGTTCCAGAGGTCAGCGTGCCGACAGAAGTAAGGCTGGAGCCAGTAACACCAGAACCAAGAGTGCTACTACTAAGGACGCTAGTGCCATTAATCTTGAACTCTTTGCCAGACGCAATATTTACATGCTCAGAGAAATCCCAGCTGTCAGTGCTGTTAGTCCAAAGGATGGTGTGATCGCTTGCACCCTTCAAAGTGATGCCACCACCATCAGCAGTGGTGTCACTTGGAGAATCAACAGCGCCTAATTCAATATTTTTGTCGTCAACGTTAATTGTCGATGACGAAATGGTTGTTGTAGTCCCCTGGACTGTCAAATTTCCGCCAATCGTGGCGTTGCCGCTAGTCGTTAAAGAGGCAAGAGTTGGGAGCGTAACCGTCCCGGTGAAGGTTTTGTTCCCACTGATTGTCTGGTTGCCGCTCAGTGTGCAATAAGCGCCATCACCGCCAATCGCAACAACACTTGTTGCGCTGCCTCCAGCACCACCTGTGCCAAGTCCGTAGTAAAGAATGCCATTCCCAGCATCTGACTCGTTGTATGCCAACTCGGCATTTTCAAGCGAGCTAGGCGCTCCTGCTGAGCCGCCAGAAGCCCGACGCTTAATACGAAGAGTGTTGGCCATGGCTAGAAGTTGCCCCCGTCTGTGAGCGTGGTTTTGGTGATGGTCGCGTCAGCCTTGAACTGACTAGATGCATCATCAAAATAGACAATGCTCCTGTCCACCTTAGCGGTTCCATCGAAGTCGAAACCAGAAGCTGCAGGACCTTGAGGCCCTGTCGTCGTAATAGAAACAGTGTTAGTCGTCGTGTCTTTGACGACTGTCGTCTTGCCGTCGGTGGTGACGTTAACCGATGTCATGGCGCGGTATAGCCCTCCGAGACAGTGATAACTCCTTCCAGGTAATACTCGCGCAATTCTGATCCGTTCTCAAGCAAAACGTCGTAGTTGAGCTGATCAGGGAACGTGCTGGTTTGCGTGTCCGTCAAGCTAATCGTGACTTTGCCATCAGTCCGGCTTGTGTAGGCCACCGTGAAGTCAGCGTATTTAGTTGAGCGCTGCTTGCTCCACGCTTGCGCATACACGGTGTAGCCAGTTAAGTCGATCGCTGCGTCATCGCTGTCTTTGAATTGCAAAATCACACTCCAGTCGCTTCTGCGCTGGAGCACGAAGTTATAGGTCCCAGGACTAACGGCCATGGCGCACCTCCTCAGCTGAGTCTATCGGGCCAGCGAGTGATGAACGACTCAGTATTCGCAACCATGTTGCCCTCGCTGTCCAACACCTCAGCAGGGTTAGTCAACAATGCTGCCAACTCGTCTGTGGTCGTACAAGCGTTGATTTCGGTTTCGCGTGTCCCGCAGGTAGTCCGAACAGCAGCTCGATATGTGCTCACCGTTGAAGGGACAGCAACATCAGTTTCTGCTTTGCGGGTGACGTACCAGTCGGTTGGCGCGAGCAGCGTTGCAGCAATCTCTTTCTGCGCTGCTGCCCATACGGACTTAAGGCCCTTGGTAACGACTTGGTTGCCGTCGCCATCCAAGACAGGGTTGTTGTTTTCGTCTACTACGTTGACGTTCTCAAGTGCCTTGGGGTTGCCAACGCCCCAATAAAACCGCTGGTCATACGGTTCAGGGTCAGCGACCTCAGTGATGCCGACTGCTGCTTTATCCTCAGCAGAAGCACGACGCAGCCAGTTAGCTGGATACTGCGTACCGTCTGCATCTGTGAAGGGGCGGTCTACGCCAAGAGGCTGACCATTGAGAAGGAAGGCCATGATTGAAGGTTAGCAGGCGTTGGCGTACTTGAAAGGCACCTCAGCGAATGCCATATAGATATAGTCATCATTATTTCCATTAGCAGCACTATCGTTATCTTTAAGCTTAAATCCATTCGAGTAAATATCAATGCCCTGCGTGAGGTTGTAGTCCCCCTCAGAAGTGTCAGAGTCTCCCTTGATGAAATTGTCTCTAGGGTTGTGTGGGCTTCTTTTGTTGTCCATAATCAACCAAAAATCACCAGCGTCAAATCTCTTCAGCTCAACAAACGCTGGCTTGAAGCCGGTGTAAACAAAAGTACCGTCAGGTTGGCCAGAATTGCCTTTGTACTTGCCAAACTTGCTATAGCCTTCAACTTCAGCAAAGCAGTAAGCAACATAAGTATTACCGTTGTAAGCGCTGCCGACACCACCGTCATTGACAATAGTGAAAACGCTGCTTGTTGGAGCTGTGCCGTTCCATGGATTTGCGCCGCTGTTAGCTGCGTTCCCCAAGTTCCAATACATGTATTCAGTTGTCGGATTATTTAAATTTGCATTGTACATAAACCAATGATCTGTATTTTTCCGCCCTTTGATGATTATCATTTTCGGTGCAACACCTAGGCCATGGCCAACAGTTTCAGTGCTGCCGGGTCCTGTATAGGTGACAATCGAGAAGCCTGCCTCAGGATTTACGCTTACCGAGCTTGTAATCGAGCCGTCAGAGTTGCTTGAAGCAGTACCGCCTGCAAGCCAGTTCCAAGCCACCGCAGTGTCTGAGCTGTCATTAACCGTTGGGTGCGAAGAGGTGACATTAAAACCATCTGCTTGAAATGAAATGTTGCCCTCGTTAGTGCGACCTTCTTGTGTTGCAGAACGGTCTAGACGCTCCGAACCACCTCTAACTGAATCAAAGACTGCATGGCCTCTGCTGCCATCAGAACGCATTTTAATCCATGTCCAGTCAGGTTGAAACCCAACACCGGTCACTGATTGAGTTGAACCGTTGCCTGTGAAAAGAACAGTGTTGAAGTGCTTCGTTCCATCTCGAACAGTGGGTAAAGACAAATTTTTAGTGTTTAGGGCTAGGTATCCGACTGGCGGCGTATAGGCAAAAGCGCGTTGGCCGAAGTTGTAGGCATAGGTAACTGTTGAACTTGACTGCCCGTTGCTGCACGCAAAAACATATTCTTCATTGTCAATGTTGATAGCGCCCTGGCTAGCTCCGTTCTTGTAAAAAGTTACTGTATTTTGAGCTGAATCTAGATCTAATGCAATTCCTATTACATCATTGACAGCCCAAGTTGCTCCGTAAGATGCTCCACCAGAGAGCTTAGTGCCATTCATAACGTAACCATGTCCAGACCCACCCCTTTGAGATTCATCAACTTGTCTTTCACCGTCAAATCCCCTGATGGTGCATATACCAACCATGGCGTTAGTAGCAGTCTTAGCAGTACACACCACTTCGGCATACCACTTGCCGCTATTGACTGCGATGCTGCCGCCAGATGTACTTGCGTTATTGCAAACAGTGTCTAGATTGCCGTTGCTGAAAGTAGATACATTGTCAGTATTTAGTGGGTTCAACGTACACCAGTTGTTTGTCGGCGTGTCCAACAAGCTGTCGTTATCCGCACCAGCGGTCACGCTGAGATTGTTTGGCGTAAAGTTGTTGCCGTTGCCGCTGCTGTCCTTGCCAAGAGTCGTTGGGGTAACGTCTGAGTTGTCTGAGAACTTTAAATAGAAGCCATTGGTGCCAAAGCTGCCGACATACCTTTTAGGAACTAGCTGTCCTGTCATTGGATCTGTTTCTGTAAAACTTGAAGGGTCAAGCGCCGTCCCATCAATGTAATAGTATTCTGCGATGTAGCCGTCAGCGTACTTAAGGTTGCTGGTGTTAATCTGAACTCTTCCGATATTTATATCTTGCAAAAAATCGCTTGAATATGTTCTGTCAAGCTCGTCAGTATTTTCTTGGTCGAAATCAGTAACTCGAACTCCGTTGATATATAGCTTTGCTCTATCTGCCGCTGTTGAGTCTGTGCTGTCTCTTTGCAGCAAAAGATGATACCAAGCGCTTGGGTCTCTTAAGCGAGCCGCACTTTCGAGTCTAGTTATATCTGAGCCGCTTGAATTTCTGATCCTCCATATCAACCTGTCGCTGGCATCTAGCCCAAAAACGGTGAAAGCAGCAGTGCCAGAGTGCGACCCAGCTATAGGGAACCAGTCGCCAAGCTGACCTTTTTTTATCCACGCAGAAAACGTAAATATCTTTGTGCTGTCAGGCGTCCCGAAAGTATTTTTTCTTAGATAAGCATTGTCACCATCATTAAACCGCACGCTGCGTTCAATCTCATACCTAGTGCGACCAGCCGCACCAGTGAGCATATTGCTGCCAAGGATGCTCATGAGTAGTTAGCGGTGAAGACAGCGTGAATTGAACTTGTGGTGCGAACGACGTAATCAATGCGATCTACAGCTGACGCTCCTGTAGACAACGTGGGAGCTACTCCGTTTTCAAAGTCCCACTGGCTGCCGTAGGTCAACAGGCGACCACCAGTGCTGTCTTGGACGATAAAAATCGAACCGCTTTGACCTGCCGTCAGGTTGCTTGGGTTGGCCAGCGTGCAAGACGAAGTATTCGCAAGCGTCAAGGCAAAATTATTTGACGTTGCAAAATCAAGCGTCTTAGTGGTGTCGCTGGCAGCAACAGAAATCGCAGAGATAGTGCCGTTTGCCGTTTCAAACGTGACAAGGCCCGTACCACTGATTGAGAACCCACCGTCAGTGCTTGAGGTGTGCTCTACTTTATTGACCTTGAGAATCGACATTTCAGGAAGGCTTTACGGGCCAGGTGGGGGTTGCTGGATCGCTGGTGTTAGCGGGTAGATCCCGCAACGCCTGACGATAAGTCCGCATCTCTTCTGTCAAAGTAGCGTCAGACAACGCCAGATAGTCAGTCTCGGCAAGACGACGATTGCGCTCTTCACGCAACAGACCTAGATCAACGCCAGGCTGAACATCACGTTCATAGGCTTCGCGTTCTGCAATCTCCTCTGCAGACAGCGGAGTAACGGTTACTTCGCCAGTGATGGCATTAACGCTGCGCTTGTTCAAGGTCATTCGATCACCTCCGTAATCAGGGTAACTCCCCCATTGGTGTCATCAAATGTGTTTGTAGTACTAGGTCGAATTTTGATTCGATCGATTGTCACGCTGCTAATGTCTGGCGAATATCCTGCACCTGTTCGCAGACTTGCACCATCTTGTCTAATCGACACGTGTTGTGCATAAAACCTTGTTGGCGAACTTGCTTTGTCAGGGCAAAGTTCGTGAAAGCCAAAAAGTGATTGGCCGGAAGTGCCAAGGCGCATTCTAAAACTATCTGTCTGGTCATCTCCTGAAATGCCAGTTGTGCCTATAGCGCCAAAATAACAAATGTAGCCAGAAGTGAAATATGTTCCACCGCTAGCGGCATGCCCTATTTGGACTGCAAGGTGATTACCACCACTAAGGCTTAGGTCATGGAAGATGAGCCTGAGTCGCGAAAAATTTGCGGGTATTCCTGTAAATTCAAGCTCAGTGTCACCATTGCTAACACTTAATTCTGAGCTGTAAGTGCGCTTTACCCTGTCCAGCGCACCAAACTCCAGCTGGCCAGCAGTGCTGCCGTTCTTTAAATACTGATTTGCACTGCCTGCATCAATCGGCAGGGTCAGCACAATGTCCGAACCAGAAGGGCTGGTGTTTGCTGGTGCGTCAAAACCAACGCTTCCAGCAGTACTGCCTTTGAGTTTGATGCTCATGATCTAACGGGCCAAATAGGGTTGGAAGGATTAGAAGTGTTGGCTGGCAGATCGCGCAACTCTTGCCTGTATGTTTTTAGCGCGGCTGGGACAGTAGTGCCAAGCTCTTTGTGCTTGACGATCTCCCAGTCTGTTGAGGTAAGTAACTGGTCGCGCTTTGTCCGCAGATCGCTCCAAGCGTTTTCAGTTACTAGCTCGGCTGCCGCAGCGTCCACGAGTGACTGATCAAGTGTGATCTGGTTGCCGTCAGCATCAAAAGCCCCTGTCCCATCGTCAATGGTGACAACATTTGGATACGCACGGCGGATTGCGAAATGGTTCATCCTGCGACCTCGATTACGGTGATAGTAGAAATAGGTCTTGCGTGGGTGCTTGCGTTTGCATCAGAACGACCGTCATTAACAACTAACGTTCCACCATCTATTCTTCCAGTCTGAAATTTATACGTCAAAGCATTAGTGCTAGACGGAGAATCTAGAATTTGAATGTTTACCTGTAATTGGGCTCCGACCAGATTTTCGTGACGCCCGATCCACATAGACCTTTGCCTGTTTCCGCTCGCATCACCTTGGGAAATAATAGTGTCACTGCCGCCTTCTTCTCTAACAATGCGTGCTGCTAGGCGGATATCATCACTAGCAGTACCGTAATTCACATAGCACATCGCCAAAATTTTACTTGAGCTAGACGTCGGAGTGATGTCAACCGTCAAGCCTGTTACGTCGTTAAAACCATCAGCGGTTGTTGAAAAGATGTTGGTTTTAACCGTCTGCTGAACCTGCAGAATTCCACCAGCACCGCGCTTAGCCGCCGTTACCGCTCCAGCAGCAAGCATGTCAGTATCGACAATGCCGTCAGGCAAGCCGCCGACTGAGACGCCTGTAATAGTTCCGCTGCCGTTGATTGCTATTGGCATGATCAGAGAATTACGAGAACCGCACCAGACGGCACTGTCAGTGTAACCCCGCTATTGATTGTGGGCGATACCGTCATCCCATGTTTGTTAGCAGTCAGCTCGTAGTTAGTGGTGACAGTCTGATCTGTCTCAACAACCCATTGATCACCGCCGCCGCCAGTAGCACCACCACCAAGAGAGCCCCAAGCTGACCCGCTGTAGCCCTCATATCTGGTCAAAGTTGTGTTGTAACGGATCATCCCGTTATTAGGGCTGCCCGGACGCTGAGCTGTTGTCCCGACTGGCAGGTCAAGCGTTCCAGTGCCTGACATCAGGATGTTGCCACCAAACGTGGCAGTGCCTGTAAACGTTGGTGATGCCGCAAGGGCTAGACCAAGGTTGGCCGTTCCAATACCGCCTACCGCACTGACATTGACGTAAGCACTGTTTGCAGCATTTCTAAGTTTGAGAGTGCTATCGCCTGTATCGACGTACCACTGGTTGGCAAACGTAGTAGCCGGATCTGTCGAGCTGCTGTTGTTTGTCGCAATCGCAGACAGCGCGTTATTGAGGTCGCCACGAAACGCGCTACCGCTTTGGTTGGCTAAAGAGTAGTCGTGAGTCGCCACAAAGCCTTAGCGCACTATTGCTGACAGTTTACGACTTGCCAAAGCCTGTTGCCATGTAGTTGAAGTTCCGGTCAACGATTGTGCCGCTGCTGTTTTTGAACGTAACAGTGAAGCCAGTTCTTGAGATGCTGGACAGCTCAAAGAAGTCTCCAGTGGCCATGTTTAACGGTGTGATGCCGATGGTGGGCAGCGCGCTGTCTGCTCCTCCAAGGCTGCTAGTGCCTGTAAAAAACGCATTGGTAAACGTGACAGCTTTGGCTGATGTGCCGCTAGCAATCGTTGCGGTGCTTTGCTCAGTGCGCTGCTGCAGTTGTGCTTTGTAGCCCAGCTCGTCCACAAGGATGTTTTGAGCTGCGTTGGTCGTGGTCAGAACGGTTTTGAACTGAAACGCACGGGCTTTCAAAACACCATTTGCCAACGGCTGCCATGCGCTGTAAGTCGGCGAGCCAGACGGATCGTCGTTGGTCTTTCGCACATAAAGCTCAGCATTGACCTGATCGACAACACCGCCATCAATGTCCTGCCAAGTGTCAATGTTGTCTGTTCGGCTGTCCCAAAGGTCACTTGGGTAAATGCCGCGAGCAACAAGCCGACGCTCCAGGTCCAAGCTGTAAACAGCCTCGAGGTCCAGCGTGTCGGCAAAAGCGTATTCACCAGTGCCTGCTGAGACGCCATCACTATCGAGAATCAAAGCGTCATAGGTTGTGTCGTAGGTTGTGTCAGTCTTACTGCCAGTAAACGGTGTTGGCGTGATCTGATCCTCACGCTGGTTTTTGACACCAAAGAACGTCTGCGAAACTGGTTGGTCAACAATGACGGTGGTTTCTGTTGCGCTCTTACGCAGACCGTCGTCTTCAAACTTGACTAGGTACTCCCCTTCTAAGAGAGGCACAGTCGCTTCAGTTGAACTGCCCGCAATCGCGGCAATGAGGTCAGTGCTGTTTGACCACGTCGCACTGCCGTCAGTCAGATTGCTGTGTCGGATATGAACCTTGCCACTGACTTTTACGTCAAGGTCGACAGTCTCATCCCAACGCAAACGTGCGCTGTTGTAATTCAAAGGTTCTAACGTCAGATTTTGTACGTTGCCTGGGATTGCTGTTTTTCCTGCGAGTTCAAAAAACTCTTTAGTGATTGGGCCAGATTTGTTATTAAAATTGCGAGCACTAACCTGAACCTCCAGGTTTCCTGCTTTCAACCCTTTGATTTGTGTTGATGAAGCTTCAGTGGTGATTGTTTCAAAATTACTGTTATCCAAACGGTAACGAACAACAAAATCATTAACGTTAGGATCTTGAACGGTTATTACATTGTCGTCCGCATGTGTAACTTGATTAACAGGGCTTTCCCAGTTGAGGTCAACAGCTGTTTTGACAGTTCCACCTTCTTCATATAAAAATTCGGTGGCCGACAAGTCGCTTACCGCTGATGGTGGCTCAGTGAGATTGCTAATGTCGCGCTGAGTTAATTTGAGGTCCTCCTCTACTGCGTTGTAAATGCTTTCGTTGTATTTAATTGCAGCTACTCCAAAAACTCCGTCACCTTCTTCTGCAACGCTAACTACACGAAACTGCTGAGATTGAATATCGTCTGTTTGAATTAGCCAAGGCGCATTGGCCGCTGGTGCCTGACTAAATGCGACAGGAACAGTAACCACTTTGCCGCTAATTGAACCAATGTTTCTTGTTTCAACTAAACCGTTCGGCAAAACAATTGACAGTTTCGGGTCTTCGCTTGTGTCAACTAATAGATCAGTGTCGCTATCAAGGGTTATTTGAGTCGTAGTTGCAGAAGAAACACGTCCATTCCTTCGCGTCCCACCGCGCAAAGGATCAGCAATGTCCACCACCATGCCAGGCCTAACGACAATGCCTGAGTCAATGCCGATGGCGAAGTTGCACGTCTCGTAGAGGTCTTGCTCGCTAAGCAGTGTCCATTTTCCCAGCCTGTTGGCTTGACCCTGCGAATAACAGCCGACCGCTTTAATGTCCTTATTGTTTACGCCATACTTGGCAACAGCGTCAGCATCTTCAACGTACTCAAACGAAACCTCACCCAGTTCGTCGTAATCCTGGTACGCAACAGTTGCACAAGTGTGACGGCTTCGGACTGACGATCCAGAATACGAAAAAGCGCCATCAACAACGTTGGCTGGGCCAAGAGTGTATTGAGCGTCAGAAGGCTTGTCCTGCAACAACACCAATGAGCCTGCGCCATAAAAAGAAATGCCTCTAAAAATGCTGGTCATCTCTTGGATGACGTTGTAAACCTCTTTGCGCTGGTTGATTAGCAGATTGCAGCTAAAACGTGGCTCTTGTCCACCTTTTCCATCATCAACAAGGGTGTTGCAATACTGGCTGGTTGCAAAAAAGTCATAGCGATCAAGCGAGGATTCAGGAACACCAGCTCCGTACCTATCGTTTGTAAGCAAATCCCATAAGCACCAAGCCGGATCGTTTGTCCAAACCGCGCCACCTGAGGCCCCTGGATCGGTGCTTAATTCACCATTCCAAACACCAGTATATGTAATTCTTCCAGGTATTCCGCCTGTAATTGATTCGGTAGAACCAGTTGATACAACAAGCCTTTCAGTCGCGCTTGTGTCAATTTTTGCATTAGTCGGAACACCTATCTTTATTCCACGAATTAAATATTTGCGCTGAGGAATACGATTGAACTGCTTGGACCCAAAACGTAAGCCAACAAGAGCGCTGTTTGGATAGGCAAGCTTGGCGTCAATAATTGAAGTAAAGCTCGACCAATTTGTCGTATTGGCAAGAGTTGATGAGCTGTTGTCGGCAGTATTTCTTACAACCTTGATGTCTACAGGGAACGCGCCGCTAAGAGTTATCAAGTAATCTCGTTGATAGCGGCCATTGCTTTTGCCTTTAATCTTATCAGTCTTAACCGTGTTGTAGCCGCCGCCGTTGTATTGAACCTGAATGCTAATACTTACACTCGTGCCAATAATGTCGCCATCATCTTCTATTTTCCTTAGCGAAGGGATCTCGATTGTTACTCGAACACGGTCAACATCGTCATCCGTAATCTGCCTAACTACTGGCGCGGCTTTAGTAACCTCAACACCAACTTGTGTCTCAGACTCAACATTGCTAAAAACGCCGGGAATATAGGTCTGTCCTTGCGTGCCATTACGAGTGCTGACTGTATAGTCAGAAAAATTGTATGTGTCGTCTGGTGCTTGCAAAGGAGTGCCGTCAAAAAAGATACTTTTATTGCCGTCATCTAAGCCTTGAATTTCGCCCTCACTGATTAAGTCAAGAACGTTTGCAAACTGCTTTGACTGCAGTGAATCATCAGCTTCAGTTGGAGTGTGGCCACCACCGCCACTTTTGCGGCCACCACCAGCACCTGCAATTCTTTGGCCTAGGCCTGCATTGTGAACGCGAATGTTATTTGCGATAAACGTATGCTGCCGTTCTACCGTCAAGTTGTAGACAGTCGCTGTGCCCAAATCCTTTCGGCTCGTCATCGGCCTAAGATGCCCCATGACATCAATCAAGCAGTCATCAAAACCAAGGCTCCCAATCGCAACGAATGCGTTGTATTGGTTCAAGACCCAATGATTTGGTGTTGCGTCTACATACTCGTTTCCCCAAAAGCCATACCGATAAACTTGCTCTTTTTCGTGAACATGAACTTTTAGTACCTTTGCAACATGTGTATTGCCCTTGTCATCAAAACTGATTACTTCACTGCCTTCTTTGAGCTGGTCAATCCGAACCTGCCCGTCAGGAGTTGACACAAGCGTATCGGCTGTGAAGCAGCCACCACCACCAGCGCCTGAAATGTACTTTGCTTCAGTCATGTTCAAACCTGATCAACGTCAAGGCCAGCAGAAATAACCGCTGATCCAACAAACACACGCCCATAGGCTATTGGCACGGGCACGCCCTGACGAACAGTATTCGCAACGCCGCTAAAGCTGTTTGATTCCAACTGTGTCGGTGCTTCAGCAGGTCCAGGCGGTTTTGGCACAGGAGAAAGCATTTGAGCTACACCGGCCAACATCAAGCCAATGCCTAATGTTCCTGCTGCCGCCACTAATCCAGCGCCACCAGCAGCCACTGCAGCACTGCCCATCACAGCGAAACCACCTTTAGCAAGCGAGAAGCCCACGAAAGGATTGAAAATCGCAACACCGACCAAGACAGCGCCAAGAATAAATGTCCCAACGCCACCATTACCAGCACCAGTCAAAACAGGCGTAATTGCAAAAACATCTTGCTCACTCCATGGCGTGAACATTCCGGAAACATCCTCGCTGTATATTTTTTGCTTGCCGAGGCTTACTCGATAAGCAACTCCATTCTTCTCGCTATCAATCAACCATTGCTCAAGCTGCGGAAAGTTGACTAGCAAGGCACGCATCGCCTGAGCAGGTGTATCAGCTACGAACTCAAAGCGACTGGCTCCCAGCAGCTCGCGCAGTGCCCCGTAGACCTTAACGACTTTCATGCCTCAAGGCGCAGGCGGTGTTCTTCAAATAATACCCGCCGTAAACGTCCCTGCTAGACAGCCGGCCCTGCACATGATGCAAAACCTGCTGATCGCCCAGGTAGATCGCTGCATGGTTTGGGACGGGAGACACCAACTGCATTAGCAACGCATCGCCACGCTTCAGTTCAGTAATTGGAATCTTTCTAAACCCTTCCTTTTGAAAGTTCTCTAGGTAGAGGTTTTCGCCGTGGTCCCACCACTTGTCCCGGCGTGGATAGTTCCGCAGTTCAAGCCCAAACTCCCGCTTATACCAATCGCGGCAAAGGCTGTAGCAGTCCACCACACCATGCGAAAACTCACGTCCTACATATGGCAACTCGAACCCATCAGGCTCGCAATAACCCCAATTCTCAGTGTTCGGATTGACAATGTGCCAAGGCAAACCGCTTTGCTCACAAGCGACACGATCAGCTGGTGAAGGATTGTGGTTGGTGGTTGGATGACTGTGGATCACCGCAACGATTTCGCCTTTATCCTCCACAGCTGCGTAATCAGCTGGATCGAGCACAAAATGCTCGTCCGGCGTGTCAGCCAAGTTTTTGCAAGGGAAATAACGACGCTTGCCCTTCACTACAGCCACCAACCCACAGCATTCTCTTGGGCTCTCTTCTTTTGCATGTGCCAAGACCTGACTGGTGATGGAAGAAGGCAAAGTCATCTCAGCAGTCCGGCGCCGGGGAACGACCCAAACGGTAGTTCATTATTGTCACCAAAGCGACATTTACAGCTAGAAAGACGCTTGCCGCAAACATCATTTGCATCAAGAGTTTCTGGCTCATCATTTTTATCAAAACGATAATATGTAACGCCATCAACTACTTTTCCAGGTTCAGATCCTGGAACGTAGCCGCATTCTGAGGACTTATAGACCCACTGGCAAATGTTGGCCACTACCTGCCGGTTTGGCAACTGTTTGTTCGACAGGTCAAACTTGCTGGCAAGCTCAAAAGTGACAACATCGCGTGATTCTGAGGCTTTACGGTCGACGAACCATTCCTCAACAGGGAAAGTTGCGTAAGGGTCGGCTCCAGATTCACCATCGAGAAACTTCTTCAAGGTTCTGATGCGCTTGACCTTTGCTCCAATCAAATCATTACCTGGAGTGATCGCGTTGACTCCAATCAATAACGCAGTTATTGCGGAATTTAAATTTGCTACAGACAGCGTTGGGCGTGGTAACGACCCAGAGTTTTTGTACTCAAAGCCTTCGGCCTTAACAGGAAGACGAGCGTAATCATTCCCATTCCAAGTGATGTTGCCAGTTATCGCATCATTTGCTCCTGCATGCCACCGCAAGACATCGCTACTGCCATGCAAGGTACTGTCGTAATGCAGTTCAAATAGCTCAATAATCGCGCTTGGTGAAATTGCTGAAAGGTCTGCATAGATCGAACTGATTGCTTTCCATGTAACCGTTCCATCAACAACGGCACCTGCTGTGACGCATTGCTCGTTAAAAACAAGCAAACAGTTGCCAGCGACCGCATCTGCATCAGCTGTGTTAACAGTGCTGTCTACATTGAAAAGACTTGTAGGCCAAACAGGCTCTGTGCCGCCTGATGTTCCAGCTTCAATGCACTCAAAAACTACGCCGTTGTTTTGAGACGCAGTAGCACGTCGAACGTCTCCAACAGCAAACGCGGTGCTAGCAGCCCAAGCGGTATAAGCCATTAGGGTTCAGGTACTTGAGTAAATGTTGTCTGTATAGTTGCCAAGTTTGAATAAGGCAAGGTCTTGGTCCAAGAGCTGCAAATCCATTTGTAAGTATCGGTCTCGTCTGGAGGAGACCAGTCGAACGATTCCATATTATTAGCCGCTCTGGCTTCTAGAAAAGCTTCAATCGTGTCAGAATCTGTTTCAGTCAAATTTCTAAACTCAAGCTGCCACTCTTTCATGTCTTGGTTTAAGCCATAGGTCAAGCGAGTTTGGTAACCATCGCCAAATTGGACGGTTTTAAACTTAGGTTGACTACGCTTTTGCGCTCCGTAAGACGGATCAATAGAAGGAAAAGTTGCCATTAGCTTGCAAGTAAGCCTCCAGGACGTTTCTGCTTAACCAGCTCAGCCTGCACTGCAGCGCCAAGCATCTTGCCGAGTTGTGCTGCCTCGGAAGCGTCACCTTCCACAGAAGAACCAGAAGCGTCAACATTCACTGTGATGTTACCTATTCCAGAGCCAGAAGCCTCAACCCCAAGCTTGCCGTTAGCTCCACGACGCAGCGGCATAATTGCTTCAGGTCCAGCCTCACCCATGAGCCCAGTACCATTTGCCATAGGAAACAACGTGGGCTTGTTGACAATGCCGCCCGTGGCGTAAGGCACGATCTTGTTTTTGACGAATGCTGCACCATTCGCAAGACCAAAGTTTGGACCAGCAGTCCCCTTGCCAGTGATGGGATCGTAAAAACCAGTTTTGCTGAAACCAGTGCTGGCAGCACCACTGCCACCAGAAACAGCTCCCGCCAGCCCAAGGAAACTGCCAACACCTGGAATCAAGCTCAATCCTTGGAACAGCGCCTTCTTGGCGAAGATGCGAGCTAGGTCTCTGATGACAGAATTCGCAAAATCACGGAAATTAGCCTTGCCGGTGGTGACGAAGTCGGCGAATGCATCGCCAAGATCATTGACTGCATCAACTCCAACCTTGCCAACAGCCTCGGCGACATTCATTGCCTCGTCAAATACTTCGCGGAGGCCCTTCTTGAATTTAAAAAGGGGCTCGTTGGCATTTTCGAGATGTGTTTGAAGTTCAGCCAATGCAGCTCGCAGCTCCTCATCAGTCATGAAGTCTTTATACGCCTTAGCGAAATCTTTCAGCTGACGTTGAATCTCAACTCTTTGCCGCTCTTGCTCGCTAACAAGTGTGCCTTCAAACCTTGCATCTTGTAGTTGCCTAAAAGCTTGCTCTTGCTGCTCTTTGCGCTCTTTAGCTAACTCTCTGATAGTTGTTAAGTACTCAACAGTGCCCTCGTACTGCTCATTTTGATGCTGATTAGCTTTGATTTGACCGTCTGCAAGTTTCTCATCCGCAAGCATGATACGGCTAATCATCTGCAGTCGAGCTGCCAAAACATCATTACCCTCGTACTGAGCGTCAAGAATCCTCTTGCGCAACTCCAGCTCAAGCGCTGACATGTCTTTCTTTTCGTCACCTCCACCTGTGGGCTGCAGCTTGGCAAAAGGATTGCCTTCCCCAAGGCCTTCAAGCAAGCCTGACAACGGTTTCTCAAGCTCTTTTCTGTTTTCAATCGCAGCCTCACCTGCAGCAATGTAAGCAGTAAGTTCTCTTATTCTTTGCTGGGTAATTTCAGGCCGCCGTCTTGAAGGACGAAGATCTGCGCCAGTTATTCTTGGAAGACCACTTTTGCTTGCCGGAGTGACAACGCCTGTTATTCCTGTGTTTATGTCATCTTCTCTCTGAAGCTCTTTAAGCTCTTTCCTAAAACCAGCAATTGCTTTTTCCGATTCAGCAATTGACAAAGCACCGCTATTTATCTTCTGGACGACTTTGTCGTGCCTATTCACATAATTCCCAATCGCTACACCTGCAGCCGTAATGCCAGCTGCAAGCAGGAAGAATGGATTAATCATCATTGTCCGATTAAGCAGCAAAATTGCTGTACGCAGCAGCCCGACCCTTTTGACCAAGGGCACAATTTTAGTGCCAACACTGGTTATGAGGCCAACAAGCTTGCCGCCCACTGCGCCACCAACGATAATAGCTATAAGGTCTTTAATCTTGTCTCCATGCTTAATAACAAGAGCGATTCCATCCAAAACTTTTCTAATAAAGTCAGCAAAAATTTGAGCAAAGTTAGTAATCGCCGTGATGTTATTTTTAACAAAATTAGCGATAGCCGTTTGCAGTTCGGCCCCAATGGGAGTAATCGCCCGACCAATCGCAAGCCGCATTTCATTAAATGCAACTTGCGACCTTGCTCCAGCTTCTTCGTTTGACTGAGCAATTTCCAGCGCAATATCTTGATATTTTTCGCCAACTCCTGCAAGGAACTCCATCAGCTCGCCAAGTCCAACTGTGCCGTTTTTGAGGGCAGCCTGCAGTTCCATAGTTGTCATCTCGTTCGCCTTCGCGAACTCCGTTACAGCCGCAGGGAAGCGCTCACCCAACTGTCCAGAAAGTTCCTCGGCAGAGACTTTGCCCTTCGAGAAGATCTGTACAAGAGCAGTAAGAGCACTATTTACGTCTTCAGCGCCACCAGCAGTTCCTTTGACGGCGATAATGATTTGCGTGAACGCACGAGCAGCGTCATTGACGTTGCCGCCTGCACCAAGAACGGCAGCAGAGAGCCTGGTAATGCCTCGAATGGCTACTTCTTGTGGGACGTTTAATTGCTCCGTGACTTTGGTGGCTTGCGCAAGCAGGACGTTGTAATTTTCCTGGGTGCCAGCAATACCTTTAAGCGCAATAAGAGCCTTGTCGACATTTGCGGCATATTCAGCAAAGCCTTCAACGTTTTGCCTAAGCATCCCGGCCTGAGCGCCGATAGCGGCCCCTGTAGCCGCGCCAGGTCCGCCGCCAAGTATGCCGCCGACAGCCCCACCAAAAGCGCCTTCAGGCCCGCCAAAAATGCCACCAGCCGCAACGCCACCAAGAGTTGCAGTGATGTTCCTAAGGCTAAAACCTCGACGCTTGCTTAGTTTTTCCAGTCTTCTGTCAACTCTTTCGATTTCCCTGCTTAGCTTGCGGAACTCCTTGCTGGTGGGGTCAATACCTGCACGCAAAGAAGCAAACGCTGCTCTTTGATTCTGAAGAGCGCTGATGCTGCCATTCGATGCAGCAGTAGCAGCCTTGATGTCACGAGTGACCATCTCAACGCTCTTGCCCATCCGGTCAATGTCTGCATTAATGCCAGACATGCCGATATCACTAATACTGCGATACAACCCGCTGACTTCTCTTACCTGTGTGGGCACTTGTGGCCTGAGAGGCGCAGTGCCCTCAGCGATGATTGCACCAGTACGAGGATCACGACTGCCAATCTCAAGGGTGTCGCCCGTTCGGCCAGAAAGCGCTTCTTGGATGCCTGCAATTTTTGCGGCTCTTCTGGCACGACGTATCTCTTGCTCATCTAGGGCTTTAAGCCTTTGCTCTTGATCAATTACTGCTTGTGTTCTGCCCTCAGTCGCCGCCTTGAGTCTTTTCTCGAGATCGAGGATAGCTTGTTGAGTCTTAGTGTATTCGTCTGAAGTAACATCCAAATCCTGCAGCTTCGACCGCTGCTCGCCAAGCTCTAAGTTGATTGCGCTAAGAGTATTTGGAAGCTCTCCGAGGTCAGATGTAATTGCATCTCTTATGTCTGCTCCAGTGCCAGACACCTTTGCAGGCATCCCAAGCTTCGCCCCACCAAAAGTAACTTCAGCCTGTCTTTGAGCGGCAGCAATAACGGCTTGTCGCTGCTTGGCTTGAACGATTGCTTCTTCAATGGCAAGAATTCCACCAAGCTGCTGTGCATAAGCAGCCGTCAAAGGTTTTTCTGCCTCTAAAAGCCCTTTCCTGCTTTGAATTTGACCTTCTAAGCCCTCAATGCTCCTTTTGGTGAATTGAGTTTCAACTTGTCGCAGGCTTTTTATCTTTCTGCCAGTGGAATCAATCTGAGCGTCAACGCTCTTGAGTTTTGCCTCGTACTCAGCAACATCTTTAGTTAGCTGTCTAAAGGCCTCTCCACCCAAAGTGGCCTGAGACTTCAAGCCTTTTAGTGCGTCTATCTGCCCTTGAATTACCTGACGACTTTCTCCTCCAGCTCGATTGAAGTTTTTTACCGCTCTTGCAATATCTTTTAAGCCTTTGTCTGTAGGGCCTGCGGCTCTCGACAAAGAACGCAGAGATCCTTTCAGCTGATTGACGCCCTCGATGCCGTCAATCTTGAGGTCTACCAGAAAATCAGCAACCGACTTGCTAGCCATCTGCCTTCTTGCTGAATTCGCGGAGTGCTGCGGATTCCATGACTTGGAGGCCCTCTAGCACTTCGCGACGGTTCTCCACATCATAAAGGTCAAAAAGCCCCCCGGAAACCAGCAGTACGTCATATCGCAACCCCACATACCCAGACATGCTGACGGTCCACTGGGTCTGCATACGCAAGAACATCGTGACGATATCCCAGTTCTCGTCCCAGACCTCAAAGTCCTCTGACTCTGTTTTCTTTGGTGCTGGCAGTTCTATGCCAAAGGCGGCAGCATCATCCTGAGTTTTGTCCTCAACAATCTTGCCGCCAGCAGCCCAATAGACCGCAGCCTCTCTTAGTTTCCCGCTTGCGCCTCGCCGTAAGTCTTGGTGTAAGCAGCAAGCACTGCTTTCAACCAATCCACGTCATCAGCAAAATCATCAAGCTCAGCCTCAGAGAACTTAATTTCGTCACCGTCCTCATCCTTGATGCCCTCCCAACCAACAAGAACTTTCTTGAGCAGAGACACGCCCTCTGACTCACTCACGCCCTCCAGCTCAGACATCTTCACTCGCTTGAAGATTGCCGTGAACTCAGATTTCTCAAACTTGCCGGGCTTGGTGTCGCTAGGT